AATGCCGGTACTGTCAGATGACCAGCATCTGGCAGGGACAGGTGGCTTGTTAATGCGTGACCTGAAGGCCGAGGCTGTCATGATCCACTCGGTTGACCTTGGCAAAAACGCCCGGACAACAAAGGTTGTTCTGTCAGCGGACGGAAGATACCTTCCATTGGAAGGTAAGAAGGGTGCGTTCTTCTCAGGATCACCGGCCAGAAACCGTGCGGCAATCGCGATGCTGAATGGTGAGGTGTCATGTGACCAGTTTGAAGCGTCGTCCGATCTTGGCGACTGGCTCTTGAGCCGTAACGTAACCTATGTGTGTCGTGGATCAGCTCCGCCAGATGCAGGTCATATGGTCGGGTACATTTCAGTAGCGTTCAAGCAGCCTCCTCGGGATATAATCGCTGTCAAAGCCCGAATTAACCAGACAGCTCGTGAGATTGCAAAGTAGGGAGAACTAGAATGAGAATGTCAGCAGCCGGTCTTGCCCTTGTAAAAGAGTTTGAGGGCCTCAGACTAAAAGCCTACAAGTGCCCCGCAGCGGTCTGGACCATTGGCTACGGTCATACGTCAGCGGCGGGCGTGCCAGAGGTTACCCCCGACTTGGTCATCACCAAAGATGAAGCAGAGGGGATACTCAAGGATGACATGGGGCAGTACGAGGAAGGCGTCCGCAAGTGCGTCAAGGTCGGTCTTACTCAAAATCAATTCGATGCGCTGGTAGACTTTGCCTACAACGCGGGCGTCGGTGCTCTGCAAAAGTCTACGCTTCTCAAGAAAGTGAACGCCGAGAAGTTCGACGAGGTTCCTGCCGAGTTCATGAAATGGACCAAGGGCGGTGGTAAGGAATTACCGGGCCTAGTTCGCCGTCGCAGGGCCGAAGTTAAACTCTGGCGCGGTATGGATACCGACACGCCGGTTCATCATGACGAGGCCCGTGCGGAGCCCGATCAGCCCAAGGCGTCCAAGTCCATTGTGCAGTCCAAAGAGGCGAACGCTGCGGTAGCGGCGGGCGGCTTAGGTACGATTGCCGTTGTTCAGGAAGTTATGCCTATGGTCCGCGAGGGTGGCGATCTGCTCGGATCTCTTAGCCCGACGATCCTGATCCTTGTTGTCATCATCGCTGCGGCTGGCGCTGTCTGGTACTTCAGGAAGCAGAGACTTGACGAGGAGGGTGCATGATGGGGTTGTTGTTCAGTCCTTTGGGCAAGTACATCCTTATAGGGGGCATGGTCTTGTCCGTTCTGGGGGGCGTCTACCTCAAGATACGGGGTGACGCTATTGCAGAAGTTACCGCAGCGGCGCAGGCCGACGCACTAAGGAGGGTACAAAATGCGATCAGTTCTGGGGATAATGCTGCTGTCAGTCCTGACAGGTTGCTCGAATCTGACGGGCACAAAAGAGACTAATCTGACAGCGTGCTCGGTCTGGAGGGACGTGTCGTGGTCTTCTAAGGACACATCCCAGACGATCACGGAGGTCAAAATCAACAATGCCCGTCGTGAAGGGTATTGCGAGAAGAAGTAATCTGTCACGTCTTTAGATAAAATAAGGAAAACCCCCGTGTCAGATATTTACATTGTTGACAGATTGTTTAAGGTAATTCGTGAGCGGCGCGAGACAGTCACTGAAGCGATTACAGAAGGCTCGGTTCAGGACTTTGCTGCTTTCCGCCACCTTCGGGGCAAGCTCGAAGTGTGGAAGGAGATTGAGGAAGAACTCCGCTTTCTGCTAAAGAGACAGGATAAACAAGACGATGGGTAGTCTCATACTTCCGAACTGGCTTTCACGGAAACCAGTCGAGGCAGAGGTTCCACAGGAACCCGCTCCAGAAGCCACTGGCCTGCAACAGGCGTTTGTTCAAGAGTCTGACAGGGTCTTCGACCCATCTAAACTTCCTGACACGGTTCTTGGCCGAATGCCCCAACCGGCAGGTTGGCGTCTTCTGGTCCTCCCTTACCGGGGCGGGGCAAAGACCAAGGGAAATGTCTACGTTCCCGATGAGGTTCTCGACCGAATGAATCTCGCCACCGTTGTGGCATATGTTTTGGCGACGGGTCCAGACGCCTATGCTGACACCAAGAAGTTCCCGGCTGGGCCGTGGTGCAAGAAGGGTCAGTGGGTCATGATCGGTCGTTATGCCGGTGCTCGGTTTAAGATCGAGGGCGGAGAAGTCCGTATTATCAACGATGATGAAGTCATCGCAACAATCGCTGATCCAGCAGACGTCATGAACGTCTGACAGCGCAGCAATGGAGATTGCTATGTCCGAAGAAGACAAGAACGAAGACGACGGCTCGATAGAAGTCACGTTGGTAGACGCCTCTCCAACGGAAACTGCCGCTGTAGAAAAGGAAGAGACGGTATCAGCGCGAGCTGACAGGGATTTGGAGGAGCACTCCGAATCTGTCAGGAAGCGAATTGACAAGCTCACCTACAAGGTTCGGGAGGCCGAGCGCCGCGAGCAGGCTGCGCTGGAGTTCGCCAAGGGCCTGAAGGGTCAGCTCGACACCTACCAAGATCGGGCGCAGCGTCTCGACAGATCTCTTGTGCAGGAGTTCGATAACCGACTCAAGACGCAGGAGAAGATGGTCCGAGAGGAGCTTCGCCGAGCAATCGACGAGGGCAACATCGACGCCCAGATCGACGCCCAGAGTTCCTTGGCGTCCCTTGCCGTTGAGAATGACAAGCTCCGTCAGACCCGCGCTCGCCGCGAGCATGACGAGACTCAACGGGCGGCGGTCGCCGCAGCTCCTCCGCCGGTTCAACGTGCGCCTCAAGCGCCGCAGCCTGACCCGAAAGCTAGGTCTTGGGCCGAGCGGAATGATTGGTTTGGCAATGACCGCGCCATGACTGCGACGGCCTACGCCATCCACGCAGACCTGATCGAGGTCGAAGGTTTCGACCCTTCTTCTGACGATTACTACAAAGAGCTTGATTCCCGTATTCGTGGGGAATTTCCCCATAAATTCAAGGCTGTGGCGCAGAATACCCGCCCGCAGCCGATGGTGGGATCGGCAAGGAATACTGTTAAGTCCAGTGGAAACAAGGTCAAACTGACCGAAAGTCAGATTAAAGTTGCCAAGTCACTGGGTGTTAGTTTAGAAGAGTATGCAAGACATACTCGATTGCAGCAGCAAGGTTAGTCTTATGACAATAGACCGTAAGCCCCGCTCCGAGAATGTTCGCGAGAAAGACTCGCGCCCACTTACGTGGAAACCCCCGTCCTCTTTGGACGCCCCGGCCCCTCCCGAGGGGTACAAGCACCGCTGGATCCGAATGGAGGCCAACGGTATCGACGACCGGAAAAACCTTTCCGCCCGTTTACGCGAAGGCTTCGAGCTGGTTCGCGCCGAGGAATACCCCGAATGGGATCTCCCTACGATTAACGATGGCAAACATGCCGGAGTTATTGCAGTTGGCGGATTGGTCCTAGCGCGTATTCCGTTAGATATTGTTAAGCAGAGAAACGACTACTTCCAGAATCAAACGCGCGAGCAGATTCAGGCTGTGGACAACGATCTCTTGCGAGACCAACACCCTTCGATGCCCATGATGCGTCCTGAAAGACAGTCACGGGTCAGTTTCGGCGGAAATCGTTCCTCCGAGAAACAATAAGGATCTAGGCAATGGCAAACATTGATGCCTCGTTCGGGCTCCGCCCGTATCGTATGCTTGGAAGCGGTGCGAACACCAATGGTGACATGGTGTTCAACATCCAGACGGCGGCTACTGCCGGTACGTCGAGCGTGATCTATCAGGGCTCCCCTGTGATTCCGCTGGCAAACGGTTTGATTGACATTGTTGGCAATGCCAACGGTGGCACCGTTCCGCTTCTGGGCGCTTTCCTTGGCTGCAACTACATTGACTTGACGGGCAAGCCCCGTTGGTCTCCTTCTTGGCCGGGCACGGCTGCGGTGTATGCTAACTCGATTGCTACGGCAACGATTTCAGCGGACCCCGACCAGCTCTTCCTCATCAACTGCAATGCAGCGGCTGCGGATAGCCTTGTCCACATCAACGCTAACTTCGCCACGGCGACAACCGGCAATGCCATTTCTGGCCTCTCTGCTGGTGAACTCGCCGTATCGACAGCCGCCGTTACCAACACGTTGAACCTCCGCATTATTGGATTCGAGGACACTCCTTCCAATTCGGATGTCGCCGTCGCTGGCCGCTTGGCTATCGTCCTTCTCACCAACCACTTCTACCGTTACTCGGTTAACGGTACGGGTCTGGGCATCTAAAGGGAGTTTTGAGCTATGGCTATAACACGTTCACAACTTCTCAAGGAACTTGAGCCCGGTCTTAATGCCTTGTTCGGCATGGAGTACGACCGCTACGACAACGAGCACGCTGAGATCTTCGACACGGAGACTTCGGATCGCGCGTTTGAAGAAGAGGTCATGCTGTCTGGTTTCGGTCAGGCTCCGGTAAAGGGCGAAGGCTCCGCCATCAGCTATGATACGGCTGGTGAGGCTTTCACTGCTCGTTACACCCACAACACCGTCGCGCTGGCGTTTGCGATCACTGAAGAAGCTGTAGAGGACAACCTCTACGACAAACTCAGTGCTCGTTACACCCGCGCGCTGGCCCGCAGCATGTCGAACACCAAGCAGGTGACGGCAGCGTCGGTTCTGAACAACGCCTTTTCGTCCAGCTACTTGGGCGGCGACGGCGTCTCGCTTGTCAATTCCGCTCACCCGACAACGGGCGGTGGTAATTGGTCAAACACCCTTGCAACTCAAGCAGACTTGAACGAGACCTCTCTCGAACAGGCCCTGATTGACATTGCTGGGTTCATCGACGAGCGAGGCCTGAAGGTTGCTCTTCGCGGCATGAAACTGATTATCCCCCCGGCTCTTCAGTTCACCGCCGAGCGTATCCTCAAGTCGGAGCAGCGCACTTCAACC